GGTTTTCTTACACACATGCAGTTGAGAGGTAAAGACCCCCTGCTATTTTCTGACATTAACTTAATGTTAAATATTTATGCAAGAATGAAGGAAAATGTATTTTGAGTTATAAAAAATCTAATCAATTAAAGGTACTACATGGAACAGATCAGCCATGCCGTACGAATTCTGTAATTAAAGGTGATAAGGATCTTCCTGATATATTTCATGCACCCAAAAATCTAAATGAGCATGGCAAAGAGATGTATCGAGAATTATGTAAATCACTGAAGAAATTAAATCTTCTAAAACGAACAGATTTACAATCATTGGAAATGTGTGCTGATGCTTATGGTGAATATATTGAATGTAATCTCCAAATAAAAAAACTTGGTGGTATTGCAGAATATGTATCAGGGAAAACATCTCAGCAAATTCCCTTGGTGACTGCTCGCAACGCTGCTGCCGATCGATACCGAAAGTTTATTATTGATTTTGGATTATCCCCTGCTGCCAGAAATAAACTTGGTGTTGTAGAGCAAGACGAAGAAGATGCTTTTACAACTTTTTTAAAAAAAGTGTAGTTAAACGTTACATAGAAAAAAAAACTGTGATACAGTGTTTTTAAATAAGAGGTCGAGTGTTGTCGTCTGACCGGAAAAACCGGAGGAAAACAACACGTCTATTTCAATTTGAAATATAGGCGTGATGTGTCCTTAGAAGAGTTTTTTTGGAGGTCAGATGCAGTTTACAGCTGAACAGTATATTAAAGATGTACATAAAAAAAGTATATTAACATGCAATTATGTTCAGTTAGCAATAAAGCGACACCTCAATGATTTAAAAAAAGCAGAAACTGACCCAGACTATCCTTATTATTTCAGTGAAAAACATGCAAAACATAATATACAATTCACCTCTTTTTGTCCGCATATTAAAGGGAAGCTTGCTGGTCAACCTATTATATTAGAATCTTGGCAACAAGCAATTCGCTGGATTGTCTTTGGTTGGCGAAGAAAAGACAATGATAAGCGACGATTCACAACAGCATATATTGAAGTAGCTCGCAAGAATGGAAAATCAACCGATGCGGCTCCTGTTAGTTTATATTGTCTAATGGGAGAGGGTGAAGCAGGAGCAGAGGTTTTTAATGCTGCCGTCGATGAGGGTCAGGCCAGAATCGTTTGGAATGTAGCAAAGGAAATGGTCAACAGATCTTCTTTAAAGAATCATATAAAGACATGGCGAAACAGTATTACTATGGATTCAACAGCATCTTTTTTAAAACCACTGAGTAGGAAAAGTGATAACAAAGACGGATTAAATATTTCAGCATGTATTATAGATGAAGTACATGCATGGACTGATTCTAATGCTGAAGAAATCATGCATCTTATTAAATCTGGAACTTCCGGAAGAGAAGTCGGTGTTCCTTTGCTATGGATGATTACAACAGCAGGGAAAGTGCAGCAAGGAGTAGGAAAACAAGAGCATGATTTTTCTGTTCAAGTGTTGGAAGGTCAAAAAGAAGCAGATGATTACTTTGCAATTATCTATTCGTTAGATCCTGAAGATTTGGAAAATGAAAATGCATGGTTAAATGAAGATTTGTGGATAAAATCGAACCCGAATTTAGGTGTTTCTGTTGATATAGAATTAATGCGAAGTCAAGCTCGTGATGCGAAAGGAAACCCTTCTAAAATCAATGAATTTCTAACAAAACGGTTAAATATTTGGACACAGTCATATACTCGCTGGATTCTTCCTGATAAGTGGAAGCTTAATGCTAATCCAGTTAATGAGGATTCTTTAATAGGTCGAAAATGCACTTGTGCAATTGATTTATCTACTACTATAGATATTTCCGGTTATTGTTTGTGTTTCCCCCCAGAAGGAAACGAAGAATATTATCAAATGCTCTGGCGGTTTTTTATTCCCGGAGACAATATTCACGAAAGATCGCTAAAAGAAAATGTTCCATATTACGATTGGATAAAAAAAGGTTTAGTCATTGCAACTCCCGGCGATGTAATTGATTATAAAGAAATTGAAAATTATATTCTTAAAGATGCGGATAAGTTTGAAATATTAGAGATCCCTTTTGATCCGTATAATGCAACCCATTTAGTAAATAATCTAACAGATCAAGGTTTGAATTGTGTGAAATTTGGGCAGGCAATAGCTTCGATTTCACCTGCTGTAAAAAACTTTGAACGGATGGTATTGAAAGGTAAGCTTGCAACTAATGACAATCCAGTTATGAATTACATGATATCGTGTGCAGAAATCTACTCAGATGCTAATAACAATCAAAAAGTAATAAAACCAGATCGAAGAAAATCATCAAAACGCATTGATGGTGTAATTATGGCCATTATGGCACTACATCGAGCTATGCATAATTTAGAATCTGTTCGTTCTGTTTATGAAGATCGAGGGTTGAGGGTGCTTAAGTAATGGGATTTATTGATAATGCAAAAACATTCTTAAATACTCCACGATCAATTACATTACCAACTTTAAATAGTGTAAAGACATTATTTAGATCAAAAAGCAGTACTTTAAGTCAACCGAGTCAGTGGCTCTCTGATCTATTTGGTGGCAGTAAAACAAAGTCCGGAATAAATGTAAATCCTGATAGTGCTATGAGTTTTTCAGCTGTATTTTCTGCTGTAGATGGAATATCTCGTGATTTATCTACATTGCCAATTCATCTTTTTAGAAAAGAAGGTGAATACCGATTTAGGGCAGATCATCCATCATTGAAAGTTCTTAATTCTATGGCAAACCCTGTTATGTCTTCAATTATATTTTTCCGTGTTATGGACTCATATTTATTAAGATATGGGAAGGCATTAGCTGAAATTGTATATGATAAAAATGGGGCGATAAAAGAACTTTGGCCTTTGCATCCTGATGATGTAAGGGTGGAAATGAAGAACTATACACTTCATTTTACATTCATTCCGAATAGTAAAGAAATCCCGACTTATAAAATGCTTTATATTCCTGGGTACACAAACGATGGAGTAAATTGTTTATCTCCTATTGGTTTACATCGTGAAGGAATAGGGCTAGCATTTGCAGCAGAGAGTTTTGGTGCAAAATTTTTTGCTAATGGAACTCATGTCGGAGGGTTTGTTTCTCATCCTGGGAAATTATCTGATGAAGCTTTTCAACGTCTAACAACAGAGTTTAATAATGAGTATAAAGGTTTAAATAATTCTCACGGTGTTATGATATTAGAAGAAGGTCAGAAATTTGAAAAAATAGCTCTTCCTTTAGCTGATTGTGAATACGTCAATATTCGCAAGTTTTCGAATCTTGAAGTTTCACGTATCTATCATTATCCAGCTCACAAGATGGGGGAATTAGATAATGCTACTTTTACAAACATTGAAGAACAAAACAAAGAATATGCAATTAATACATTGCTTCCTTGGATTTGCTTATGGGAACAGATTTTAAATAATACACTTCTTTCAGATGAAGAAAGAGAAACTCTATATTTTAAGTTCAATTATGCTGGCTTACTTCGTGCAGATATTAAAACTCGTTATGAAGCTTATGACATAGGTCTTCGAGATGGATTTATAAATCGTGATGAGGTTCGGGCTTTTGAAGATTTGAATCCGATGGATAATAAATTAGGTCAAATTTTCACTGTTCCGATGAATTGGTGTGATTTAGCAGACTTAAAAATGCTTTCAGAGCCTGATCCAGAGCAGAAACAATTAATTAGACAGCCTGAAAAGCGAAAGAAAAACAATTATTTACTGTTAAGACGCAAAATTGGAACACGCTATAAGGGCAAAATTCAGTCAAAAATCTCTGATATTTTAGCCGATGAAATCGAAACTATTCGAAATGCTCTTGATAAAGAGTCTGATTTTTCAACTTGGATGAAACAATTTTATAACTCTGAATATAAAGAATCATTATCAAAAGAATTGCAAGGTGTTTTTTCAAGTTTTGCTGAAAGTATTTCTGATATAGCTCTTGAAGAAGCAAATTCAGAAGAGGATATCAGTGTTAGGTTAGAAAAGTTTGTAAAATCTTATTCAGCTGGTTTTGCAACAAGGTATGTATTTGATTCTACTGGTCAACTTAAATCACTTTTAAAAACAGAAGATCCTTCTCTTGAAATTAACAATCGTCTTAATGAGTGGGAAGAAAAAAGAGTAAAAAAAATTACTGATAAAGAGACAACCAAAAGCAGAAATGCATTTACAAAAATAGCTTGGCAAATTGCAGGAATTACTAAGATAAGATCCGTGGCAAATGGAAAATCATGTCCATATTGTAATGATCTTCATGGAAAAGTTATTGGTATTTCAGGAACATTTCTTTCTAAAGGTGATGAATTATCACCAGACGGAGAAGAAGCTTTAAAAATAAACTCAAATATATCACATCCTCCCTACCACGGCGGATGCGATTGTGATATTGAACCGGGGGATTAAATGGCAAAATTAGAAAGAGAAGTAAGAGCTCATAATTTTTCAAAAGAAATGAGAGCAGAGAAAACAGAAGATGGAAAAATGACAGTAGAAGGTTATGCCATTGTCTATAATCAGCCGGCGAATGGGTGGGGGTTTCGGGAAGTTATTCTTCCAGGAGCAGCAACAAAAGCCTTATTAAAAGGTGAGCGCTTTTACTTGTACCAGCATAATACAGAAATGCCTTTAGCAAGAGAAGGAATAGAAACACTTGAAGCCAAAGAAGATGAAAAAGGTGTCTATATCAAAGCTACTTTTGTAAACAATCAAAGAGGTAGAGATGTATATGAAGATATCAACTCGGGTCTTGTAGATAAGCAATCGTTTGCATTTAATTGCTCAAGCGATGGTGTTGAGTGGGATCAAGAAGAAGTCGGTGGAGTAAAAATACCATTACGTAAAATAAGAGAATTTGAAAATATTTATGAGTTTTCTGCTGTTACATGGCCATTTTACAGCGGAACTGATATTGAGTCTAAAAATAAAGAAATTGCATTAAGAAATTGTCCTTTTGCCGGAACGCCGGAAAAAAAAGACAGCTCAACGGAGTCAAAAAACTTAATGGAGCTTCGGAAAAAACAAATTAAATTGCAGGAGCTATTATGAGTTTTACTGAAATTACAGCTCTAAAACAAAAAAGAGCAGGATTAGTAAAAGAGTGTCAGGGGATTCTGGATAAACCTGAATATAAATCAGGAAGTCCTTTGTCTACAGAAGATAATGCAACTTATGAGGCACGCTGGGCAGAAGTTGAGTCGTTGAATACTCTCATTGAACGAAAAGAACAGATTGAAGGGTTTACTGGTGATAATTCACCACAAGCAAGAGTATCAGGAAATATTAAATCAAAAGAGAATAATGAAGAAATTACTCGAAACTCTGATAAGTACAAAGAGACTTATCAGAAATATATGCGAAATGGCAGGAACTCTCTATCAGAAGCAGAAAAAAGAATAATGACTATCGGCGACGATGGCAAGGGTGGTTTAACTGCGCCTGATGATTTTGAAAAGAAAGTCCTGGACTTTAAAAAAGATAAAGTCATTATGAGACAGTTAGCTTATGTTTTCAGCCGTAAAAATGACACCAAATTTGCCATTTTGGATGACGATGGTGCTTCTCAGTATATTCTCGAAAATGGTGCATATCCTGAATCAGATCCTTCATTAAAAGCTGATGAAATCTCGGCTCATAAGCTTGGTAGAATCAGTAAAATATCTGAAGAATTATTGAATGATTCTTATGAAAATATGATCAATTTTGTAAGTCGGATAATTGCAAGAAGCCAGGCAAAGGGTGAAGAAGAAAAGTTCATCATTGGCAATGGTACTAATTGCCCGACAGGAATAGTTCCATCCGCTTCAACTGGAGCTACAGCAAGTGCGATTGCTCTTACTTCTGATCTTATTTATGACCTCATTTATTCTCTTGATGAAGTTGACCGAATGAATGCAGTTATGCTTTTAAACAACGAGACAGTAAAAGCAATCAGAAAAATGAAAGATGTAAATGGCAATTATATCTGGGTGCCTGGTCTTCAGGCAGGAGAACCCGACCGAATAGCTGGATATACATTTAAGACATCTGAGTTCATGCCAAAAATAGAAGCAAGTGCACGTCCGATAGTATTCGGTGACATGAAATCTTACTGGATATGTGACAGACAGGGATTAAACATTCAGGTTCTCAAAGAACTGTATGCAGCCAACGGCCAAATAGGTATCAGAGCATTTATGCGAAATGATGGAAAACTGATGAATAAAGAAGCTGTCAAAGCTCTTGTTCTTCCAGCAGCATAAGGGGAAAAGATGAAAGTAAAATGCTTAGAAAGTTGTGCCTTGGCAAAAGGTAAAACTTTGCAGTCAGGGAAAGAGTATGACTTGGACAAAAAAGAAGCTAAGTCACTCACTAAAGCTGGAATAGTAACAGAAATTATTGTCACAGCTTCTGATGAACTCCCTTCAGGAGATAAAGAATAAAATGACCGAGAACTCAGTAATCATTAGATATATAGGAAGTCAGGAATCATGTCTTATTGAAAGCACCTCTGATTTAGTTACTTCAAAATCCGGAAATCATGGTACTGAGATTCTCGATTTTTCTATAAAAATGTCAGCTCATTCAGCAAAATCATTTTGTGAGCTGATAAATACATATCCTGAATATATCGCAGAGTTTATTTCTGGAGCTGAAGATATAACAAGTGAAGAAATTGAGAGCAAAAATGTACAGATCAAAGATAAATCTGAGCCATTTTTATTCACTATTAAGAGTGTTTTATCACCAAATTCGCTCGTGAGCTGGGCTAAAACGCGAGATTTTTTGAATCTGGACACAGAGGATCGAATTGATGTAGAACGCCTTATAAACGCCGTTTCTCAGCGTGCAGAGGGCATAGAATATACTAATCGGAAATTGAAAGCCAGAGATTATGAAATCATTCTTTCTGGTAAAAAATCAGGTGACATTATTCTGCCTGTTTACCCAGTGAATTCAATCTCTAGGATTTTTGTTGATTCTGATAAGCAGTTTTCTGATGATACTGAAATATTTGATTATGAGTTCGATTCTGAATCTGGAATATTATATATAGACAATTCCATATGTATAGAAGGAAAGCGAAATGTAAAAATTATATACAATGCAGGCTTTAAAATTATTCCAGAAGATCTACAACTCGCAGTAATTGAGTGTGTTGCTTTTTTAAGAAAGCGATTTTCTGGTTCAAACATGATCGGATTTAAAAGCTTTGATTCACAAAATGGAGGAAGTGCAACATATGAGTTAACACTTCCTGTTAATGCTCAACGAGTATTTCGGGATTATAGGAAATAAGATGGATTTAAAAGTCGAACGAAAAGGAGATATTAAGTTTACTCGATTTATTCAGGCTCAATCAAAAATCGGAAATTACATTGTATCTGAAGTTTCCAAATCGTTTTCTGATTATGTAAGAAATAAGTATTTATCTGGTCAAGTTCTGGGTGTAATTTCCGGAGAGACGAAAGCAAGTACTAAGTTCTTTAAACAGAAAACAGGAGTATTCGGGATTCGCCCTGGTGTAGGGATACGTGGATCTAAAAATTATTTGTCCGGATTATCAAAATATGGCTATAGTTTTATGAACCCAGCTTTTAATTCGTTCAAAACTTCAGGACTTCATAAGCAAATAATTGAAAAGATTTATTCAAATAGTGCAAGAAAACGCTTAGGAGGTTTGTCTTGAAATATTCACCAATTATCTTAAAAAACTTAAAGGAATACCTTGAGGTAAATCTCAATTCGCAAATTGAAAAAATATCAACAGATACAGGAATCGATTTTCAAAGCATAAAGAAATTTAAAATTGGATATTCAGATATTAGTTCAGTGAATAAATCAACTCTTATGATAGAAGTTCTTCAAAATAACCTCAATCGACAGGAAGGCATAAAAACAAAGCAAGTAATTTTGTTTATGCATTCTGTGCAAAGCAAAGCTGAAAAGCTTGAGCTTGAATTAGAAGCATATGAAGATGCTATACAAATGCTAATTGATACAGACAGAGATTTTTCTAATCTTTGTTTTGAAGTTGATTCTGATGAAAGTGTTAAAGAAATTAATCATCAATCATGTAAGGGCATGGTTGCTGTTAAGCTCAATTTGAAAATTGAAATATAAAGGAGATTTCTAATGTTTGACATGTTAAAAGGAACAAAAAACTATTTGTACATAGCTGAGAGATTAACTGAAGTAACTGCTGCAGGAGCACTTTCTGGAGAAGGTTATTTTAAAATTACAGGTAAAGCCTCTACAAATTCTGGTTTACCAACAGATTCGGAAATCGGAAATGTATTTTATAATAAACCACCTGTCACTTTAGTAGATGGCGATTCTGTAATTCCATTTAAACTAACTAAAGCGGGTTTTGTCACAAACATTCCGCAGAGTAGTAGCAAGCAAAAATTTGAATGTACAGTACAGACAGATAATTCTAAAACATATGTCGAAGGTGATAAAGTTGAAATAAGCGGAACTATCTCAGGTTATTACCGACGAAACGATCCATATGTTAAAAAAGTTTTATCCAGGGCTTTCCCTATCACTGTTGATGATGGTGCTGGCAATATTGAGTATTCCGAAGTTCAGACTGGTGTAGTTGATATGTTTCTCGGAAGAGATGAAACTACTGAGGTTGGAAAAACTGAAATAATGCAATATTTACCTTCAATTTTGGACAATGTAAAGTTAGATAAACCGATGGAAGGAATACAGCCATTAGATTTTAATTACACTGTTGTTGGCTCTGAATGCCCATGTATTTACGAAAGAAAAATCACAGCATAAGGATTTATTATGATATTGAAGATTAAAGCAGGAAAAGATCCTGCAGATAAGAATCAAATAAAGCTTTTCGCTGGTAAAGAGACAATTGAGAATATTAAAATACTTTCTGCTAATAACGACCACGGTAGAAAGTATGTTACTGCTGTAATTGAATACAGAGAAGGAGATGAAAAAATTGAATATTCGAACATTAAAGAAAACAAAATATATTCCAAAATGGAACAACAACCGAAATCTTCCAAAAAATGAGCAGCTTAGTGTTCATATAAAATATCCGTCTGTAGCGGAATGGGAAGAACATGCTTGTGATAAATTAACTGACATTGACACAATGGGAGTGATCAAAGAGTTTGTACCAGAAATTGAAAACTTATCTCATAATGATGAAAAAATAGAATCTGGTAAAAAGCTAATAAATCAACCGAGTAAATATTTTGGTGGATTAGTGTCTGAGTTAGTAGGTGAAATTATTTTACAGACTGCTTTAGATCCGGATAAAGAAAAAAACTCAGAATCGCATCACAGTTAATTTTTAGCCGTGATGCGAATGATAAATATGACTTCGCCCTTGAAGAGTCAAGCTTTATCTACGACTCTTCAGGAAAACAGGAATATCAAGAAATAATAAGAAAAGATATTCCAAATCTTTTAAACGACGACCTTTTTATTTTAGCTGTCCAGGCATGGAATGATTACCGGAGATATGGATTATATCATGGTGCAGGACAAGCAAATGAACGACCTCTTTATATTAAATTGATTAATTTACTCGAACAAGAATTTAATTTCTATCAAATGAAGGAGTTTAAAAAGCGTGGCGGTAACGGCTGAAGAATTAAAAGTAATAGTTAGAGCTGAGGTAACTGATGCAGTTACAAAGCTTAATTCTGCAAAACACTCTATTAATCAAGTTGATTCCTCGGCTGCGAAATCCGCGATTTCATTCGCTAAAAAAGCTCTTGCAGTCGGTGCCGCGATAAAAGTTACTAAACTATTTATAAGAGCAACTTCAGATTTAATTGATAACTATCAAAACCAAGAAGAAGCAGAACGTAGGCTTGAAACTACAGCTGGTCTGATGGCATCGACAACAAACGATCAAGTCGAAGCATTGAAACGTTTAGCAGTTGCACAACAGAAAGTTACAACTCTTGGTGATGATGTAACAATAGCTGGGCAATCACAGTTAGCCACATTTAGACTTTCTACTGAAAGTATTTACAACCTTACTCCAGCTTTTCAGGATTTAATCACTGGTACATACGGTGTTGCTGCATCTCAAGAACAAGCAATTCAAGCTGCCAATCTGCTAGGTAAAGTTTTCCAAGGGCAAATTGGAGCTCTAACCAGGGTCGGTGTAACCTTTGATGAAGCCCAAGGTAAGATCTTAAAAACTGGAAACGAAAGTGAAAAAGTAGCTACTCTAGTAGATGTATTGAACTCTAATTACGGCGGACTGTCTGAGACAATGGCAGATACGAGTCGTGGTAGTATGCAACAGCTAAAGAACGCGTTCGGAGATTTAAAAGAAGTTGGTGGAGAAGTTATTTCAGATGGGTTAAAACCTGTTGTAACCTGGCTTACTAAAGTAGTTTCAAGTGCTGCTGAAGCAGCCAAAGAAGTTGTAGATGTAAATAAAGCTATAAAAGCTATCAAAGAAGATAAGCGAGAGACAATTTCAAATGATGAAGAAATAAATGCTTTACATATCTTAAAAGCTGAAGCTGAAACTCTTCGTGATGCATATGCAGCTAATATAAAATATAAAAAAGAAAATGCGCATATGTCTCCTTATAATTATGGGGCTTCAATTGAAGATCTTGAAAAATACAAGCAAGAGCAACAGGATCTTGTAGATTCTTTGAATGATGAAATTGCAGCACTTGCTAACAAAATACGTAGTGAATACAGAACTTCTCAAATAAAAAAAGAGCTCAGTGAACAAGAAAGAGAACGGTCATCACAAATAGTTGCAGCTCAAAAAGAAATATCTGACGGATTATCTGTAATTGCTGAAAAAGAAAAACTTTACAAAGACACATTTGATGATAGAGCAGAATCTCAAAGCTTAGTTCAAAAAGTTATTAATAAACTTCTTGAGCAAGGTTTTGATATAGAAAATGAAGGTTTAAAAGAGTTATTAAGTAACTATGAAAATTATCTAAGTACTGCTTCGGATGAAACTAATAAATGGACTGATAGAAGAATTGAAGCTCAGAAAAGATTAAAAGAAAAGTTCTCAGAAATCGAAGAACTACAGAAATTTCATGGTGAAGAATTTAAATCAAGAGCAGAAAAAGAGACTGCTGTTAGAGATGAAATTCTTTCCATGATAGAGTTTGGATTTACTCTTGAGGGAAACGGGATTCAAAGAATCCTTGCAGAATATGGGGACTACTTAAATGTTATAGATAAAGTTTCAGGATCAAAAGCATTAATCATAAAACTGACAGAGAACGCAGAAGCTGAGATTCAAAAAGAAAAAGATGCAAAACAGGCTTTAAAAGATATAAATAAACAACTTTTAGTTGCTGAGCTTTCTGGAAACACAGAGAAAATAGAAGTCTTAAAACTGGTAAAAAAAGAGCTTGAAGACATTCTTGATATTGCAGCTGAGCAAGCAGAATTAGATAAGTTCAAAGAGAATATTAAGTCAATCTTCTCTGCTGAAAATGTTGCTAATCAATCAGTCTCTATGATTGAAGATTTAGGAGCAGCTCTGGCTTCTGGTGATTCTGCTGCTGAAACTTTTGGTGAAAGCTTCTCCCAAATGGCTCAATCAATCATGAGTCAGTCCGCTGCATATGCAATGGGAGCTGGATTAAGAATCATCGCCGAAACAGGTGCTGTAGGGCTTCCTGTTGGGCTTGCTTTAATAGCTTTAGGTGGTGGGCTTGCAATAGGATCTGGCTTCTTATCCGGTGGATCCGATTATAAATCTGAGTACAATTATGACTCAATGATTCTTGATAAAGAAGAGGAACTTCACAAAGAAAGAATTGCTCTACTTCAAGAAACAATCGAAGAAGAGCAAAGATTAAGAAATGAAGCCATAACTAAGCTTGATCAAACTTTTAACCAGGAATATGAAGTATTAAAAGATTCATGGCAACGAAATTTGATATCCACAGAAGAATATCAAGCTCAAATGTCCACAATGAACAAAGAGTATGATACTGCTGTTGAAATAGCTAATGCACCTCTTTTAGCAGCACAAGCTGAAAAAGAAGCAGCTGAACAAGCTAAAGCTGATCTTGAAAAAGCACGCCGAGAAAAATTAGATACACTCGCAAGAAGTGCGAAAACTCTTCAGGATGAATTAAATAATATGTCTGGGTGGGATAAATTTTGGTCTGGTAGGAATGAAGAAATTGAAAAGTCTTTAGCATCGCTTGATCGAAGAATTGCAGTAGTAAATAGTGCAAATGATATTTCAACAATTAAAGCTGCTAAACATGGTGCTGATTTTGTTACTAATGGTCCACAGTTGATGCTTGTCGGAGATAACCCCTCCGGAGCTGAACGAGTTAGAATCGAGCCAATTACAACACCAAATTTCAATCGTATGAACTCAAATCAAAACGCAATTGTTATCAATATAAATGCACCTGTATATGGGATTGATGATCTTCAACTCAAATTAAATGAAGCAGCAGAACGAATAAGGAGACGCGGTCGTGTATAGTATTAAAGTTATGTTTCCAGCGGATTCTGCCTATACAGATATTTCTCATTTAATAATTGATCGCTCATGCATATTAAATGAACGACTTTTAAATTCTGATAGAAAATCTGTAATTGATGTATTTTCATTTCAGCTAAAACATTCAAAAGACATTGTTAAAAAGTTTTATGCTGCAACTGAGAATATCTTAGTTACTGTAGATAATGAAAATGCAAGAATATTTACAGGTTATATTGCCCCTACTTTTTCTCAGAATATTACTGAAGTCATTTCTGTTTTAGATATCGAAGCGCTTGATAGTTCATATCTACTTGATAATAAACTTTCAAGCTCTTTTTCTTATCCTGGAAATCTTGATTCGAATGGATATTATATTTGCAGTACTTCAGATCAAAATAATTCAATAGCGCATAGTTTATTGAGTTTAGCAGGATATTCAACAGATACAATCTCAGTAGATTGTCCTGATATTCTTATTAGAATCAAGCATATTTCAGGATCAAAAGAAGATGAAACTTATCGAGAAATATTGGATTCTCTTTTATTTGAGTACGGTTATGTTTTGTATTTTAATGAAGCTGGAAAGTTTTCAATTAAAAAATGGGATCTTGATTTGATTCAGGAATCTGCTGTTTTGCGTGGGGAATTTGGCACAGTCTCAGGAATCCAAATTCAGAAGAAGGATAGATATTTTGATGGTGTAAAAGTTAAATATTCAGATACTAAGATCATGGAAGATGCTCTTCTTTATCGTGATAATTTACCTGTCTCATCAAGCAATGGAAAACTTGCCTTTACTGGTGAAGCAATAGCTGCAGGGGATTACTATCCGTCGGATGGAGATATAGAAGACACGTATCAAAAGTTTGTAACAACATGGCTTGATACTCCATATTTATCCAGGGAAACAAGGCTACAAAATAAAGACCTTTCTTTAATTGCCACAGACTCACATAGAGTGAATTTTACTTCCGATAATGATGTATCTGACTACCAGAGAACTTTTGAAAATCACCAAGCAAAGATATTATTCAAAAACAACTCTAATGTTATACAGAAAATATATACTTTTGAAATTAAGGGTCGTGCTTTATATCGTAATTCTATTAAAGAAATAACAGCTCCAATAGCTGCCAAAAATACTGATGAGTACACAAGTTTATTTATATTTGAAAAGTATTATGCTGATAAATTAGCAACTGCACTTGCTCGAATAAAACTCTTTTCGACATTTGAATATCGCTGGACATTGCGAAAAAATGACAATCAATTTAATGTTGGTGACATTATAAAAGTTGTTCAAGATGATCCGGAAATATCAACAGATGTAATTATCCTGGAGAAAATTGATAGTTCTAATTCTCCTTATATAGAATATATCTCAGAAAGTATTTCCTATTTTACACTTGAAACAACAGAAACA